GTGACGACCAGTTGCTCGTTGTCATCACACCCTTTGGGCCTCTCTACATCGAGCTGGACGGCGTGCGTCATGATAGTCATATGCACGCCGTGTTTCTTGAGCAGAAGTGGCGCTTTTACGAGCTGGTCCTCAACCGGGCGAACGGTTTTGATGACCCTGGGCGCTTCAGTGTACAGGAAGTGCTCACAATGGCGGTGAACGTTACCGCTCAGCGCGTTGGGCGCACGCCGCACGGCGTGCGCTACACGCACGCGTACCGCGTATGTTCTGGCGACGACGACACGTACCTTGGCAACTGCATTGATACAGCAGTGGTTGGTACGGCGTTGGCGATGCGCCTTCGCGGTGGTGATGACGCGCTGCCGTATTCTGAGATTGCTGCCAATTCTAGCGCTGTGTTGGACGACGCGCGGCAGTGGCTCGTGGATACGATGGCCTATGTGACTGAGGGTGTCGCCACGTTCAAGCGTTCTGGCGTAACTTTCCTGTCCGGCTGTTTCGTGCCTACTTCGCTTGGGTTGCTCTGGGCTCCAAAGCTCGGACGACTTTTGGCACGGATCGGCTGGGCTGTCAAGCGCCCGCACAAGTCGGCCATCCTGTTCGAACAGATGGCCGGAATCATCAATGGGTTCAAAGCCTATTCCTGGTTGCCGTTCTGGCGTGTGTACGCTGATGTCACACTGGCGCTTATACCTGCGCAGTACCGGTCGCACCGTATTGCTAACTTCCGCAACGTTAGCGGCGATGTTAGCGCGATCGAAGACGGCGCAGCAAAGCTCGAAGATATAGCCGATTGTTCTACTTGGGCTTTCTTCGAGTCTCGTTACGGCCTAACTGAGGCTGACGAGCACCGTTTCCGAGTACAGCTGCTGTCTGCCACGTCACTCCCATACATCGTCTGTAGCGAGGTCTTTGAGACTCTCGCCGCTGTTGACTTGTAAGGAGCGTGAGTGAGGCGGCTGGAGGGGTGAACGTTCACAGGGGAGGATGGGGGAACGGGCCCGGTGGGTTAATCCGGGATTAGGGCAGGGAAAGGCCCAACGCGGCGATGATTGAAAACACCGATCAACCTACAGCGTAGGAAAAAGAAACACAGTACAATTTAAATGTCATTGGTACAATACGGGGCGGGCGCCGGCATATCGGTCGGGGCAGCTCTTGCAGCGCACTATGCGAAAGAATTGGCGAAGGAGGCAGGCAAGGAGGCGGTCAAGAAAGGGGAGCGGGCGATTCGTTCGTACCTCAGTAAGACGGAGCCGCCGGTCTCGACCGTGTCGCAAGCGAGCACTACGAGTGCACCGACTGCCGCTCCTCGGAGCGTGAGGCGTCGGGCCGACCGGGACCTGCAAGCCATTGGTGTGAAGCAGCAACTGAGTGAGGCCATTGCGGTTCAGGCCAACGCAGCGGTGACCCAGGCGGGCACCGTCGCGGTCCGTGAACCAAAGGTCACAACGAGCAAAGACGGATCGACCAAGCGGGTGAAACACCGCGAACTCATCTCGTTTATCAACGCGCCCCAAACTGGCATTGCCGATGAGCAGATCATGTTCTCTAGTGATCTCAACCCAGGCAGTGGCAGCATGGGCGCGTGGTTGGAACGCGAGTCGAGTGGTTGGGAGCAGTACAACGTCAATGCGTGTTCAGCTTCTTGGGTGCCTAGCGTGGGCACCAGCACGAATGGCGTCGTAGCCATCATTCCAGACTACGACCCCACTGACGCTCCGCCGGCCACGATGGCGGACGCTTCGGCTTTCCAAAACTCAACGTTCTTTCCGGTTCATCAGTGCGCGATCAGCGTGCTGGACCATAAGGCCATGATGCAGCCGGGCCCGCGCAAGTTCGTGCGCGAGCCCGGCACCATTCAACACCAGCGCACCTCCGACTGTGGAGCGCTATTCGTGTTCATGCGCGGGCTCGGCGTCGCTGCCGACACGCTTCTCGGATCGCTCTGGATCGAGTACGACATCACTTTCAGTGTGCCGCACGTTCTGAACCCAGATGCTGATCTGCTGACGGCACCCGTGTCCATGTTCACGACTGGCGCCACGTCGCAGGTTGTGTCCGCTACACACACTGCGGCTGGGAATGGCATCGAATGGATCGACTTATCGGCCAACAATTTGCAAATCGTGCAAGATGCGCAGTTCAACCTGGTTTTACCGCGCGGTCTGTACCGTATCGATTACCAAGTCGACATCAACGTCAATGGCAGCTTCGTGGCTGTTGCTCCAGGCTTCGTGGGCCTGGCTGGCACTGCCGTCGATAACTATGAGCGCGCGTCGAACCGCGTCACTGTCGCTCGCCGATCTGGCGGCGGCAACTGGATTGTGGGCGAATTGTTGCAGTTCAACGGTAGTGCGTTTGCGTACTCACGTGGATCTGACTCAGTTCGCTTGTTCGTCCAACCAGGCGGTTCCTCAGGCGGCGTGACAGTCACATCGACAGCAACGACCTGGCCAGCCGGCTCTTTCAGTGAGACGAGCATCATGTTCACGCGTGTAGACGCAGATTGAGACTCTCGTGGAGACATACTTAACAATTCAATACTTGTGCTTAAACAATCATCAACGCAAGCGCTAGG